CACCTGCACTTGTCTTGCGTAATTCGACAGCCATTCTCCACATTTAGCTCCTATTTCTCCAGCTTTTGGAATAGCCTTTGAGAATGAAACATTTGCATTGTCAATAACTTTTATGCTTGTATTACCCAGTCCTGTTAATACTAATTGACAAAGTTGTGAAAAACTTGAAACATTTGGGACATATTTACAGTTGTCTGGTAAAGTCGAATCTATAATATCTTGCACTGAATCTCTTATGTTGTAGGTTATATCATGTGAACCGTCAGCTTCCTTATCTTCAACGTCTTCAACATATCCGGTTAGAACCATAAACCCATCAAGTTCTATTTGAATTAAATCTCCCATTTTTAAAAACGCATTATTATTAACTTGTTCACTCACTATAAGTTGAGCTTGCCCTGAAAATTCATCAAGACAAGAAGTGTGATCTAATTGTTTTATAAGGCCCCAAGTCTGGCCATTAACCTTTACATGAACAGCCATCAGGTTACCTCAAGTATATTTATATCGCCTTGCATAAAATGTGCAGGTTGAGAAGGATTTAATCCGATAATAATATTTGATAATGTATTCAAATCGTTTTCATTTTTAATATATTCCGCATATAAATTATAAGTTAAAAGGCTTGCTGGAATAGGCATGTCAATCCTTATATCGACAATATTATTGGCGCTTTGTTTTTTTTGTCTTAATACGTCAAAGGTTTTTCCTTTCATATCATCAAGCATTGACTTTACTTGTGGAATAATAATCCCAGTGGTGTCATTCTCTATTAATCTTTCATAATATGTATGCAGTGTTTTGGATGTATTGTCGATGTCATTTGTTGAATTATAATTCTGACTTGATGCTTGTTCCATCATTCCGACTAATCCGACAAGCCTAAAAATATTACAAATTAAATATCTGTTATTATTTCTCTCCTGTCTTTCAATCGTATTGTTATCCCATACGTTTATTGTGAATATATTTAAAATTCGTGAATGATCCATGCTGGAAGATTTAGGTGCAAAATTATAAAAAATATCTATTAATTCATTAGATAAATTGTTGCCGATAGTTGAAATTGATGTAAATATTTTAAAATCATTAACCGAAAAAGCAATTTGCTCTAAAACACCATTATTAGGATTTAATAAATAATTCATCAGCAATCCTGGGTTTTGAATTTTTTTGGGTAAATTATTTATAATATTCGCAAATAACAATTGGTTTTGAATATATATGAAAACTGATTGCACAAGACTCATGCTGTCTAAGATTATTGTTTTAACGTTATTTATGGTCGATGGAACTGTATATAAAATCAATGCTGCCGCTGAAATGGCTTGACGAATTGATTCACCGGCAAAAAAAACATCTTCCTGAGTTGTTAATGTTTGTGTGGGGCTGGGCCTTGGCATTGTAACATAAAATTGAACACTAGGGAAAGAAATAATACCTACAGTTGTTTGATCTACTTCGGCAGAAGAAGGTACAACAATAACATTATTAAATACTCCAAAAGACGGTAAAAATAATCTCCCCGGAAGAGGGTCTTCAAGTGCGTTTTTAAACGCCTGGAAATCTAAATAAGCCGTAGGCCCGTGAAAAAATATATCTATTGTAAATGAAGTTGGAGCGACACCCTGGGCCTCGGCATAGACAACGCTTGTATTTGGATATGTATGTATAACTCTTTTATGACCCACAGAATCTATTTGTTCCTTTTTTACAAAAAATGGAATATTTTTATAGATTGCCGGTAATAAGTCTAAAAATCCCATTTAAATTCCCTTATGGAGTTTGATAACCTAAATTATCTTTTTTAACAAACCCGAGTTTTACTCCGACTCGTGTTGCATCTTTTACAATAACATCAAGCGCCGAGTGAATCATTGTGTTTTGCATCTTTGGCTTTGGTACTGTTGTTTTATCTGAATTACCTCCAATGTCAATACCCTTTCCTGTCGCTATATCCCACGCGCTTTTTAATGGATGTTTTATTATTTGTTGGATGATTTTCCAAACCTCTTCTATTTTATTTTTAATACCGTCCCATAATTCTTTTACGCTCCTTACATGAATTGCCCATCCTGCAAATTTCATTACAAGTTTGCCAACAATTTGAGTTAAAAACGTTGTAGGCATTAAAATGGCCGTCATTATATTTTGTATAACTTTAAAAACCGGATACCATTTGTGAACTAAAGAAAGAATCTTGTTTATAGTGTGACTAGCCCCAACAAGTAATCCCAAAAGCACACTAAGGTCTTCATTATTTGCTCCAATTGAATCTGATATTTGACCTATAGTATCGTTTATAATATTCAATATGTTTTCAACCAATTCCGCTAATTCTGGTTTTATTAGTTGCCATTCTGGACTGTTGTTTAACCAGAAACTTATTTTTTCAAGGGCCATTGTCATCTGCTGAAGCCCGCGAACTTGTAGTTTTAATAATTCTGATCTGGCGGGAGATAATACTTTCCCTAACCCCTCCATTAGCTCTTCTTTTAACACTCGGGTTCTGACGGCAAGGCCTGCGTCAGATTCTGCAAGTTTTTGCGCGGTACCACCATAAGCCTTTTCAACCCTTTTTAAAATCAATTCACGTGCTTGTAAAACTTGCCCGGACTTAAACATGGCCGCAATTATTTTTTGTTCTTCAATTGTAAATCCTTTTAATTGTCTTACTTGTCCAGTTTCAAGAGCACGTCCTAATATGTTTGAAAATTTATTAAGTGACCCTTCATTCGCTTTTAACCCATCTGACCATGCTGCCATGTCCATAACATCTTGTTGAACACGATCAAATGTTTGACCGCGAATAGTTCTAAATTTTAAAAGACTTGTTGAAACACCAGACAGAATATCTTTACGGCTAAAGAAACTATTTTCCATTAAAATTTTTGCACTGGAATCCATTTCGTCAAAGGTTTTACCAACCTTGCTATTTTTTAAAGTATTATTTAATATAATTTCAGTCTCTTGAACTTTATCATAGGCCGCAACAGCCTCTTTAGAAAATTCCCATATTTTCTTGCCAACCTCAATTAAACCCTCAGCGGATAAAATAGATGCAACATTGATGCCAAAAAGATTCATTTTTTTCATGACTTTGCCAAAAGCATTTTCATGTTGCTCTTGAAATTTGTTTGTCGCTCGGCCCATTGCATCGAGTTTGTCTGAATATTTGTCGATAAGCATATATATATATTCTATGCTATGAGCCATTTAATTTCCTTGAGTTTCTTTTTGAATTTCTAAAATCTCTTGTATTAAAAATTTTATTTTAGAAATTGTCATATTCTCTGCCGTTTCAAAATTTATGCCGCCATTACTATGCATGCATAATCTTATTGCGTTTTTTTGCCTGTTGTAGTTCCTTGAGAAGAGGGGCTTTCCGTCGACGACTCGCCAATCGATAGTCTGCTCAAGGGATTCACGAAAAAAGCACAATACCAAAATAATATTTTTTGTTTATCATATCTTTTAATAGTATTCCAAACAATTGAGGTAATGGGTTGATTAGCCTCCCCCAGTATCAATTTGGCATCAACTATTTTTGTGAAAGTTTCTAGTAATTCGCTCATTTTAACAAAGGTATTTGCCATAAACGTAATTTCAAGCGTTTTTGCCTCTTCTTGGATTTCTTTATCACTCGGACATTCGTTTGTAGAAAAAGTATCTGGTTCTAAAATTTTTCCAGAATTTTTTTCACTAAATTTTTTCTCCTGTTTACTTCGTTGATAAAAATCCGTCATGCCTGAAATAAATAATTGTTCTAAATCGGCTGCCGCGCCTTCGGTTGCACTGTTTATTTCTTTACACGTGATCAAACAACAATCATCTCGCATTTGACCGCCAATCGCCATAGAATAGGGCTTATCTGTCATCATGCAAAGAATACCGTCTTTTCTACTAGTCTGCACACATTACTCCTTATACTGCCTTTGGCATAGGGTCGCCGCTGAATTCAAATTTAACTTTATCCTTAAATTCAATTTCATTGGACACCGACGCACCGGAACAGGTTATCGGCGACATGTTTAATTGCGCAGCCTGAATTACATGTTGGCCAATTTGAGCCGGATTCGTCCACAAATTAGCAGCGGCCTTTGCCATTTCAGTTGTCTCCATTTCAAATTCACAATATCCAACAAGAGACGTTGCATCAATGCTATGAACACTTATAGCCGCTCCTCCGCCTAATGATGATGAATCAACTTTTGCCTTTGGTAATCCGGGTTTATATCCGAATGATCCCGGGACAATTGGATATGGAACATTATCAACGAATACCGTTGGAACACTTAATCTCAATAAGCTCATTTATTTATCCTCCTATTGTAAATGAAAGTCTGAAAGCTATATTAATTTTTCTTAATTGAGTAACAATCGGCAAGGCCCCGGATAATGTTACAACTCCGTTGGGCACGTCAACCGCTGTGTTCGGGGCTAAATTTGAATAAAAATATTTCTCAGCGTCACCCCCGGCTTGAGTAAGACAATAATCACCCCCCGAAAGCGTTTTATAAATCGACATGCATGTTGCTATTATGCCGTCTTTATTTGTCATGGCTCTATTAGGAACCACGTCGCCATTTGTCAATCTGCTTTGCGAGTAAGTAGATTTTAATGTTTTGAAAAATAATTCAAGAGCTAAAAATCCGGTTGTAACATAATTCAAATATTTGAATGAAACATCTGCCTGCCCTATTGAATTGAATTTATAAGTTGTTACAGTCTCTCCCATGATAGTAGCAGTATTTGAGCTATTAACGCCCATCGTGGTAAATCCATACCCTAACAATTGACTTTGTTCGGTGCCTGAAAATAAATCTTCTGGTTTATGAATGTCGGTTAATGCAAGTACCGTGTTAAAATACGGTAAGCTTGCCATAGCCGGGCCACCAAACTGATCCGCCGGTGCGCTTGTGGTTACATATTGTCCTACGGCAGAACCGCTTGTCATTCTTAATGCTTCAATGCCTAAAAATTCTGCTACTCTCCAATCGGGCGGAGTAATTATAAATGAGCTTGAACTTGCCTGTCTATTACCCATGAAAAGTAAATTATATGAATTTAATGGAGTTGTGTTGTCTACCAGTGTTTTTAAATTGGCCTCGGTGTCATCTATTCCCATAAAAGCAATGCCGTGTAAAAAATTGTTATTAACAACGTTTCTTGCTTCCAAAAAAGATTGAGCTACCGTGGTTGATCCATGCCAAGGCCAGCTAATTCTATGAAATCTTGTTTCAGAAACATTAGCAAAAATATTTGTCAAGGTTGGATCGGTGGCGCCGCTTGAAAATTGACCGCTTGTTACAGTAAGCCCAGAAGGAACATTGTCAAATTCCATTGTGTATTTATTTCCCAGAGTCCCAACATCATTCGCGGTCAAAGTAAAAGCTGATCCGCCGACAACGCCTGAAGTTGCCGGGAATGGTGCGCCGAAAGCATCAATGGCAGTTTTTATATTTGATGCTAACGTTGCGGCAGAAGTTCCATTTGCTACCGCCAAGGTTGTTGTCCAGTTGTAAGAATCAATAGCTTTTATTGTGATAGTGCCGGACGAGGTAGCTGTGCCTGCGCAAGTAACCGTAAAAGACGCAGCCGTCCCAGAACCGGTTAAGCCTATTGCCCAGACGGA